TTGTTTTGCGGCTCGGTAACAGGGGGAAAGGAAACCCGGATGAAGAAAAGGGGGAGAGTAAGAAGAGATCTGTACGGCCTTCTGATGCGGGCAGGGGTGGCCCTGGAAGTGGCAGCACTTGTCTGTCTGCTCTGTATGGGAATTGCTTCCGGAAAGAAAAAGGGAGAGGAGGCGGAACAGGTAAATGCGGACGGTATCTGGGAAGTGCTTGAGAAACACCAACAGGGTGAATTGGTGGAAGGCGAATCAGGGGATTATATCAAATGGGTGGATTTTACGGTGCCGGCAGAGGCTATGGATAAAGCTTATCAGTATGATGTGGACAGCTACGGACAGGAGATCCATATGAACTGGATCGAACTGTTAGCCTATGCGGCGGCGAAACAGGGAGGCAAATTTGGAAAGGCGGCGCTCAAAAATATTGATGAGTGTGCAAAAAAACTGAAGGAAGGGGAGAGCATTGAAAGCCTGACGGAGAAGTTAAAGTATTATCCCTATTACCTGGAAGCCTATACGGCGGTCCTTGGCGGATTTGTGGGTGAGTATGAGGTGGAGGGGGAAAAGCATTACGGCCTGAAGGCTTTTTTTCCGATTGCGGCCGGCTTTTACTATACGGATTACGATGACTTTGGGGCTTCCAGAAGTTATGGTTATGCAAGGCCACATCTGGGGCATGACATGATGGGGCAGATCGGTACACCAATCAGAATAATATGCGGAATCCGCACATTAAAAAATAATGTGCAGATTCCCGTCTTTTAAGATACATTTCCGGATGATCTTTCGGATCAGTTCATTTTTCCCAGTATACTCGATAGAATCAAAATTGTCCAACAGATAGCAGATATTCTGATAGATGTAATGCTCAGTCTCCCGGAGGGATCTGGCGGATGCATCCCGGAGCGATGCCTTACGGAGGTCTGTTTCCAGGGCTTTTTTCTGTTTATCCAGTTCTTCTATTTTGGATATGATATATGCCGCCGCCGGCGAATCCGATGTATTCATCAGGGCAGCAGTGAGGTTGTCGATGGCAGCAGCGGTCTGTTTTATCTCATCCTTGAGAGAAGAAGTGCTCTGCAGAGAATCGCCAGCATCCTGCCTGAGTTTAAAACCGTCCGGGTTAAAGCGGATCCTTCGAAGCTGTTTCAGGAAAGCCTCTTCCACCTGCTCGATCCGTATGTATTCGGTGTTGCATTTGGACTTCCCCTGACGAAACATATCTGTACAGTAGTAGTAAGAGAAAATGTGGCCATTTTTCTGATAGGTTCTCACATCCATCCGGGCGCCGCACTGGCAGCGTATCACACCTTTCAGGATCCCGCATTCATATTTGGCGGTGCGGACCATCTTATTGATACCGAGACGGTTCTGGGCCGCAATCCAGTCGGCTGCCGGCATCACGGGATCGTGAATGCCGATCGCTATGGACCAGTCGGATTTTTCCTGTTTTTTCTGAGAAGCCCTGCCGGTCTTTGTCTTTCCATATCCGATCAGGCCTTTCCTGCCGTCGAACAGGGCGGGATCCGGGAGAGAACAGCCCAGATCTTGGAAATAATAGTAGGCTTCCATGCTGTTCTGGCAATACACGGGATTTGTGATAATATTATAGATCTGTGAGGTGTTCAGATATTTGCCGGTCTGGCTCCTGATGCCGTGATCCCTGCAGTGGCGTTCTGTCTTTGTGATGGTATATCCCTGCAGGATCAGGTCATAGAGCATTTTCACGAGCCGGATCTTATCGCCGTCAACCATAAGGTAGGAGTGCTCTTTTTCTCCGATCTGCCGGCGGATGGAGGTCATGCCGGTGGGGAGCTTGCCGCCGGTCCACTTCCCTGCAGCGCCCAGCGCGCGCATATTGTCGGTGACACGTTCCGAGGTGTTTTCCCGCTCGAGCTGCGCAAACGCGGCGAGGATATACATGACAGTGCGGCCCATGGGCGTGGTGGTATCGAAGGATTCCTTTACGGAGACGAAAGACACATTGTGCTGCTCAAATATTTCGTACATGGCGGAAAATTCCTGCACGTTACGGCTGATCCGGTCTAACTTATAGACCATCACCACATCCAGCGCGTCGTTTTTGACGTCGCCCATCAGCTCCTGGAAGCCGGGGCGGTTGGTATTCTTCCCGGAGAAACCTTCATCCTGATCATAGATTCTAAATGTGATTTCCCTGTCTTTGAAAATAATACCGGCATAGTCCTTGCAGAGCTGCACCTGGACTTTGACGGAATCGCTGTTGTCGCGGTATACGGACTTTCTGGGGTAGATTCCTACAGTGAACATGCTTTATCCTCCTGTATATCATACTGACGGCAGGGCATAAAAATGCCAGGTGTTTGTGTTTTGCCTGGGAAGATGATATAATTCACTTGCGTAAGGAGGATTATATCGGCATTCCCGGTATAGTTCCGATCCGCTCCGGTGCTGGTAACATCGGGGCGGATATATGCATAAAATTATCATATTGACAAATGATAAAAATGATAGTACTATTAATATTGCAAAAAGTCATTAAGTGACTGTTATGTAATAAAAATTGATAGCATATTGAAATGCTAAAGCCTTTAAAAAGAAAGTTAGTGATGTTTCCAGTGCTTACTGAAAAATGTTCATTAACTTTTTTTTGCATAATTTTCCATAAAATCTATAAACATAACACAACGTTTAAAGCAAGTGGATGTTATTTTAACACCGCCGATTTCACGGAAAAGTAACTTGCATTCTTCTCGAATTTCATTTATAGAAAAATTGTAAATGCTTTTTAACAAAATCCCTGCTTTTTTATCAACTGTATTTTGAACACTCATCCATTTGTGCAATTCTTCAATAGTAGACACAGTGGGTAAGGCACCTATCGCTTTTAACTGTGACTTAGAGATAATTTTATCTACAGAGTTACGTGCATTGATATAATCTTTTAATTTACTTGAACTTGGGATAGGAGACGTACATCTTCTTACATATTTAAATACAGGAATCAAGTGAGTTGAGGATATAGACTTAAATCTGTCAAAACACATATTATCTGCATTTAATTTTTTATTGTCGAAAAGAATATCTTCTATTATTGACTCAACATCTAATATGCCATAACCAACTTTATTTAAGATAGAATCCCTATAGCCAATAGCTATTGCCAGCGGTTTTGCTGATAGATCTATATTATCTAAATCATCAATGTCCACAATTACTGATTCAGCGGTATCGCTGGATATATTTTGGTCAACAATTTGTTTTATGATTTTCCGCGTCTCACGAACCCTTGATGCGGCTATTCCGGGAATAATATTATTCAATTTTTCATAAACAGTAGAATAATTATCGGTTGTTATTTCTGTAATTGGTATTTCTTTTTTATTAGAGGTAAATATGGTACGTTTTGTTTCTATCAAACGTTTTTCCCCCTTTTTATAGCTGATAAAGACAAAATGGTTACTTATTGATGAAAGTTCTTTAGGAGTTAAACACTCTAAAAAATCTTCTATAATGCGTTGTATGTTTTCGTCTGTAAATGAATACCCCAAAAAAATAATCGGGGATTCTGCAAAAAGGGTTAGCATTTTTGCTATAATAAGCTTTCTGGAAGAATTAAAATTAGCATAGTCTTTTTCTGTTATAACTATAGATTTGGCATCCAGTACACTTCCGTGAATTTTGTATATCTCAGCTATATTATAACTATCTGCAGAAAAAAGTTCATTCTGATGACAAAATACCTGATAGTCATTTCTTAAAATTTCTGATTCTATAAAAGTATCATAATTTGTTGTTATAACAGCCAATATCTTATTTTTTAACAAGCGAAAAGAATCGATTTCTTTCAATAAAGAGGGATCTGAATTAACACGTAATTTTTTAAAATAACTTACAAGGAACATTTTATAGGGAGAGATACCCTGATCAACCCACTTTGGATTCTTAGGATTCCCAATTTTGATTTTAACCTTTCTGGCATAAAATGCAGCATTAAAATCATTTTCTATTACGGAAGCTAATTTTGTATTTATTTCAAAAGGAGAGTGTCCCTCTCGACGAAAGCGTTCAACATATTGGCTATAATAATATGGATCAGGATTAACAATTTTGAAGGAATCTTTTAATAAACCTTCCCAGTCAGGAAAATCATATAAATAGCGTTTAGAAATGCCAGAGCCAATAAATAATACTGGCATCTTTCTCTTTTCTACAATTCTGTCTAATATAGATTTTGCCATATTGATTACTCCTTTTTCAATAATTTCTCAACAACCCTTCCCATGCACAGGGAATCCTCTGTGAGCAGGATAATTACTGGATAAATAAGATTGACTATGGATTACAGTTTCCACACGGCTTGTAATTTTGTACAATTAACTCATCTCGTGAACTGCATGAGGTAGCATAATTTTGTGGGGCAATCTTTTTTACACTTTCACAGGAAGGATAATGAAATTTTTTAGAACTTGTATTTAAAACATAGGTAGCTGATGTTTGTTGCTGATCAGCATTATCATAAGTATTAAAATTATTTGAATTATCAGAGGCATAGCTTTGTGGGATTTCTGCTCCTGCCTGTTCATCTTCAGAGTATTGTTGTGTATTTTCCTCTGTAAATGGTATATTTTCAACTCCCTGAACTGTTCGTTCTTCAGCCAGTGTTTGTTCTTCTTCCTGCTGCAAATCTTTGATTTCTTCAGTAATAGATGCTGCTTTATCAGGTGCGGCAGATGGGATGTCTTCGGAAGCATTAGTAGGCTCTGGTGCAGGTTGAGGCTGTTCAGCAGCTATATCTACAGGCTCTGATATGGCGGGTTCTTCCGCGGCAACAGGAGCTTCATTTGTCACACTGATTGAATTGTCAGGTGCAGGATCGTCGGAGGTAAGAGCGAAACCAATGATACTGATCACAAATACCAATGCTGATATTCCGGCAAATGCAAAACGCTTTTTGGCTGATCTTCTTAGTATCAGGTTAATTATTGCCAATATTATAAAAACCGGAATACATAACAAGCTTATGCCGAGTAACAAAAGAAATACAGTATCCATAGTAATATCCTCCTCTGTTGTGAGTTAAAATTTTCTACGTAGCTCCACTACTTTACCAATGATTTTTACTGGCTTATCAATTATTTCCTGATTAGAAAAGTCTAAAGGATCATATGAAGGATTATTTGCGATTAACTCAATACCATCCTTATATTTCCGAAGGCGCTTGCAAGTGGCATCCGTGCCATTGACTGTAGCGATAACGATGTCTCCGGTTTCGGCGTCTTCTTGCTGACGAACGATCACTACATCACCGTCACATATATTGGGGATCATACTGTCACCGTGGATCTGCAAACCAAAAAAGTCACCAGTGCGGGCAAGTTCTTCCGTAATCTCTTCTGTATCGATGATATTCTCAATAGCCTCTATCGGGATGCCGGCAGCTACACGGCCAAGGACGTTGATGGTAACGCCTTTTGAGAAAGATGAATGGCGATCATCCCATCCAACAAGTTCTCGAGAAGTTGTACCTAATGCCTTGGCAAATAATTCTATTTTAGATTGCTGTAGGTCTACCTGTCCTTTTTCAATTTTTGTAATAGAAGAACGATCAGTATATCCTGTGAGTCTGGCGAGAGCATCCTGCGATAACCCTTTTTCTTCACGCAGACGCTTTATATTTTTATATAATTCTAGCACTCAATCACCTCCCATAAAGAAATAGTATCATGGATGTGAAAAAAATTCAACAATTTTATTAAAAAATGTTGACATACATTCACGGAGATGGTATAGTGAATTTAAATCAGCAAAGGAGGTGCGAAATGACTGATATTAGTGCATTGAGAAGATGCATAGAAGAACATGGGATGTCAATAAAATTTGTAGCAGAAAGAACTGGAATATTACGGGAGACATTGTATAATCGGATGAAGTCTGGAGATTTTAAAATTTCTGAGATTAGTGCATTGTCAAAACTTTTGAATTTGTCCAGGGATGAACGTGATGCTATTTTTTTTACATTGAATAGTGAATAATATTCAACAAAGGAAAAATGAAGGAGGTGAGGAAAATAGAAAAAGAAAACAGGGAATGTAATACATATACAGAAGAAAAAGAACTGCTCCACAAGCAATTACAGTTACTCGCAGAGAAGTCCATAAGATGTACGCCGGTGGAGCTTGCGGCGATATCGGAACAGATGGTTGCTATTTATTCTGTTCTGAATCCAAGTTTTTGAGAATGTAGTTGTATAAATCTGTGACTATTTTCTCAACGTCAAAGTTTCCCTGATTTCCAGCTCTGTGAAGTGCATCTTTATAAGATAATTTAACAAGTTCCAGGGCGATCTCGTTGGTTGACATTAAATTTTCCACCTTTCTTTCGTACTCGGCTCTGGCAGGAGCCTGTGAGTACAGTATAGAAAAGTGGAGAAGTAAATTCAAGTGAAAAAATAGAATGAAGGGGGTATTGAACATGGAAAATAAGGAGGTGAGAGATGTGCTTGATATTATATCGCAAAATGAAGGGATGCTGAAAGCAGCTCAAAAAAGAGCCAGTATTGATTCTGAAAAAGTCCAGAAAACTGTCTCCAGCTATTTGCAGATAGCCAGAGACAATCAGTTGAATTATAACGAATTGCAACAGGTGTTTACCATTACAAAGGATTCAGTGCTTCAGTCTTTAAACAGCGTATCAATTTCTGTTTTGCCCATTACTACTTCTGAAGCAGCGAATGTATAGTCCGTTATGAAATTTAAAAATTGTGTTTGTCTGGATATTTCATCGTTGCTGGTGTTATCGCGCGAATTCATTTTGCAGGTTGCAAAAGCTATTCCAATATCATGGGCGCGTTGTTCTAAGGTCATAGCGTTTCTCCTTTCTTTCGTACTCGGCTTGGCAGAGCCTGTAAGTACAGTATAGGAAAGAGAAGAAGCAAATTCAAGTGAAAAAACAGAATGAGAGGAGGTGAGGAAGATAAAGACAGATTGGGGACCATGGATAATCCTTATCGTTTTTTGGGGTTATATCTTATTTAGAAATTAATGCTTTTTTATTAGGTAAAAAATATAGAATATGAAAGCACAAAAAGCTAAGGAGAACAGCGAAACAAACAGTTCTGATATCTGACCATTAAATAACGCCAAGAAAAAATTGGCGGTGGAATAGAGAAGCAGACCGCCAGTCATCAAATTTATAAAGAAAATTAATTTATCTAAAAGATTTAAATGCTTTATATACGTAATGATAGAATCACTGGGATACCCCAATTCCTTTTTTAAAGCAGTATAGTCTTTAGCAACCTGATATTCAAAGTTGGCAATAAAGTATATATTCATTTGAGATTTAGAAGCTTCAATTTTTAAGCTTTTAAAAAGTTTCAGGGTTTTAGGATATACATAAGGATAGTTTTTATAGATGAGTTTATCAACTTTCTTTATGTAAATGGAAATATTATCTTTCACATTTCTGTTTGACTCAGAGATATATTGCAGAGTTAGTAAGTAAAGAGGAAGATAGACCAGATTAAATTGCTTTTCCTTTATTTGATATTTACGCGGTCTTGTAAGAGTATATCTGGTTACTAAATATGTAAAAAATGCGGGAAGGAGTATTTTTGCGTATTCGGAAATGGCAGGATAAATATTTTCAGGCATAGAATCAAGAAGTTCTTTCATTTAATTTGTTCTCCGCATATTTCAATTTCAGCATGTGATGCTGATAAGGAAAGCATATCACAAAATGGGAATGAGTGGAAGAAAAAATAGACTAAGAGGAGGTGAGGAGTACGGTAACAGTGTTAATTATTATCATTTTATTTTTGGTGATAATGCTCATATCCACAGAATTAGGATTGACGGCTTATGTGGCGTGGATGGAGGAAAACCACTTCCAACAACCATCCGACAAAGAAATGCAAAGGCTTATCGGATGGTGCCTGAAAAAATACTTACGGGGTTTGTTCAGAAAATCCTAGCTGTTTATTGATGGCGGCGGTTGCAACGCCTGTAAGAACAGTATAGGAGAAAAGGAGGTAGAGGTCAACGAAATTAGAAATGATAGGGGAGGAGGTGAGAAGAAGCATGAAAAAAGTAAACAGTAGTTTTAATCAGAGGGTAGACCTGAAATACGATAGTGGGATTTCTGTTGAATGTGTTCAGTGCGGAAAAGCTGGTCTGAAAGGTTTTCGCCGGATCATGGAAGCATATGGCGCGCGGATCAGATCTGTGGCAACGGAAAGTAAATAATGAAAAGTCCCGGCGGTGCGGGCACACCAACCGGGCACAAAACAAAAAATTTAACAATTCAACTATAGCATTCCTTTTGCAAAAAATCAAATGAATTTTGACGAAAAAGGACATGCCATAGTACATAGGCTTTAAAAAAAGGAAAGGTGCAGCCATGAAAAAACAAAAAGAGATTACGTGCACCGTGGAATTCACAGAAGGGGCGATAGACAGGATCACGGACGCATTTGTAGAACTGCATTACCAGATAGAGGACGGGATCTACAAGGGGCCGGTGCTCCCGAAACAGACAGAGGAAACCGCGTAAGCGGTTAACGATGGGACAAGCATATCAAGGAGACAGTGTTTATGAAATACAGGATAGAATACGCAGATGGAAGGTGCTGTAACTTCGCAAACGGCAGAAAAGATCTTCTGGAATGGCTTAAATTACTCAAGGACGAAACCATATCAGACATCAGGAAACTGTATAAAAACGGTTTTTCTGAAACGGTTATGGAAAAGTATGAGAAATATATCAATCATACTTCAAAATGAAAGGATGGAAATCGTGAGAGAAAAAGTGATGAGTTTATTGATATCGGCAGCGCTGGTGGTCTTCGCGATGGCGGCAGGCGCAGCGTGTTACCATCAGTACCTGGTACAGCGCGACCGGCTGCGGACAAGCCCGCCGGTATACATGCCGCCTTCCTTTCCGGAAGAAGGCAGGATATATACATATAAAGAAAAATAAAAACAGCCGACGTTCCCGCGTCGGCTGAGGACCGAAGTCCGTATCAAAAACCCTGTATACAGTATACGGCAAAAGGTCCGAAAAGTCAAGAAAAATGCAGGTTTTCAACCCGTTTTTGTAGCTCTATCAGAATATTAAACTTACGACAGGAGAGACCGGAATGTATGCTGTAGACAGTTACCACCTTATCAACCACATAGAGTACGAATACAAGTACCAGGGGAGATATGGGGCGAGGGGAGAGAAGCGGAAGAAAAAGAAAAAGGCCACGCCGGAACAAGTGGCGAAGCAGAACCAGTATAACCGGGAAGTGAAATGCCGGCGTCTGATCAGGAAGAACTTCTATCCCGGAGATTACTGGGTGACGCTGAAAAACAAAAGTGGTGCGCGGAAGTGCATGGAAGAATTCCTGAAAGATATACAGAAATTCCACCGGGGGATGCGCCGGGAGTATAAAAAGCGGGGAGAACTCTATAAATGGATCTGTCGGTTGGAGATCGGGAAGCGGGGCGGGCTCCACGCTCATCTTGTAATCAACCGCCTGCCGGGGGATGCCCAAACGGACCTGATCATCCGGGATGTCTGGCAGAAAGTGACACCGGGCGGCAGCGTCGACTATACGACGATCAGGGAGCAGGGCGGCGGGAAGGATCTGGCCGCCTACATTGTAAAGCAGGCCGGGGAAGAGATCGAAGGGCAGATGCATCTGTTCTCGAAAAAGGACCAGAAGAAGTTTACCCGCATCTCCTCTTCCAGAAATCTTGACAGGGCGGTGCCGGTGCGGAAGATCTACAGGCACTGGACCATGAAAAAGATCCTGGCAGAGGGGCCGAAGCCGACACCGGGCTATTACATCGATAAGGAATCCATCGTCGCCGGCGTCAACCGCTTCACGGGTTTCAGCTATTTTAAATACACAGAGGTGAGGATCCGGCAGATAGACTGCAGGCGGCAGGATTCGGGAGGCGGCCATGGATAGGGTACATATCTACACATACACGGACATCCGGGGACCGAGGAAACGGACAGGCTATTACATCTATCTGTTAGAGCAGGAGACGAAAAAAGGCCTGGCCACTCTTCACAAGATTGAGAGAATAGAGACGCCAGAGACGGAGAACCGGGTACAGCTTCTGGCGGTGATCGGGGCGCTGCGGCGTTTTTGGAAAAGCAGTGACATAGTAATCCATACCCATTCAGAGTATGTGGCAGCAGGCTTTACCAAAGGATGGCTTGAAAAATGGGTGGAAAACGACTGGAAGACCGGGAAAGGGGAACCGGTATCCAACCGGCCGGAATGGGAAGAAATGGCGGAATTACTGAATGTGCATGAGTTTGAGTTCTGCGTCGGAAAGCACACCTACAGCAACGTGATGGCGTGGTGGATCCGGAAGGTGAGAGAAGGGTATCTGGAAATAGAGGACATCATATATGGCAGCAGGAATGGAGGGTAAATGTGAACGTAAGTGGGATAAAAGAAATCAGGGTACAGATGACGAAGGCGGAACGGGAATTCCGGGAGCTGTTCCGTGAACTGGGAAAAAAATACGGCCTCAGCATGCATTCGCGATCAAGCATTTACGAAAACAGGGACGATATGATCGAGATCTGGCGGGAGGAGGGTGGGAAAACCGAGATTATCAGCAGGGTAAAAAGAAAAGATATAGAGGAGTGTTATGAGATAGCGGTTTTAGATCTGAAATTTTATGATGAACGGAAGCAGAGAACAGGGAAACATCCGCCTGTCCTGCAAGGAGGAAGACATGGATAAAATGTGGAGGCAAAAATGGAACAAATCCCCAAAAGACGGAATGACGCGGGGGCTGCTACACAATTGTCTGCAGAGAAAAAGGCAGGTAGAGATGAAGATGGAAAGACTGAGAAGTATGCAGTTACAGCTGAACCGGAAAACAATGCGGATGGAACCGGTGGGGCGGATTCAGAATGGAAAGGAGTGCAGATAATGACAGAAATATCCATACCGGTAAAAAAGCAGGTGGAAACTTCAGAGATACAGTACGGCGCCTGTAAATACTGCGGGCAGGTGCACCAGTTTGAGACAGTCGGCATGTGCAGCCAGGATCAGCTGGACGAGTGGGCATCCGAGAAATGTGACTGCAGCGAAGCGAAAGAAGCGGAGAAAATGAGGAAACGGGAACAGATTGCGCGGATGAACATTGAAGATATGTTCGGCAGATATGATACAGCAACGATCCTGCAGGCGGCAGTCCACCCGGTGGCGACATGTGCCGTAGATTCCGTAACGATCAACATCGGAAACGGTGAGAAAGCGACGATAAAGCTGACCGGTAAAGGAAAAATACAGGTAAAGAAGACCACGACATTGGAAGATACAAAGGAAAACTGACATGAAAAGCATCATGCACAGAAAAGAAGGCACCTGCTATCTCTGTGTAAAGCTCCATTCCGATTACTCTGAAAAGCGAACCCAGGAACACCACGCACTCCATGGGGCAGGCAGACGGAAGCTGTCGGAGAAATACGGATTAAAAGTGTATTTATGTTTACGGCATCACACAGCGGACGGCGGGCCGGAAGCAGTGCACAGAAACGCAGAGACAGACCTGTTTGTAAAAAGGGAAGCCCAGAAAGCATTTGAAAAGCGCTGGCCGGAATTGAACTTCCGGGAGATATTCGGGAAGAATTATCGGGATGAAAAAGACAGATGGCAGCAGGCATCCGGGGAGACAGGGCAGGGATTCAGATTCATTAAATAAATAAAAAGTAGATCGGAGGAAACAGAGATTTGCGCGCAGAAAACCATGGTTTACTCTGATCAGACAGATGGAATATTTAGAGTTTTTAAAAAGCAAAATAGAGATCGCAAAGGACAGCGGCTTTGAAGTGGATGAACAAAGCATAAACCCTGCATTAAAGCCGCATCAGCGGGATGGCGTTATCTGGGCGCTTCGTGGCGGCAGGCGGGCGCTGTTTGAGAGCTTCGGGCTGGGGAAGACAGTACAGGAACTGGAATTCTGTTACCAGGTGATAAAGAAATTTGGCGGAAAGGCGCTGATCGTATGCCCTTTCGGAGTAAAACAGGAATTTGCACATGATGCAGTCCATTTGCTCGGCTATCCAAAACCGGCGTATGTCCGGAACATGGAGGAAGCTACAAACTGTAGCACTGGCATTATGATCACCAACTATGAGCGCGTCCGGGACGGGGATATCGATCCGGCATACTTTATGGCCACATCTCTGGATGAAGCGAGTGTACTGCGGAGCTTCGGTAGCAAAACCTATCAGACGTTCCTTGATAAGTTTAAAGGCGTTCCCTATAAGCTGGTGGCCACGGCGACGCCGTCCCCGAACAAATATAAAGAGCTGATCCATTACGCCGGCTATCTGGAAGTGATGGACACCGGGCAGGCGCTTACAAGATTCTTCCAGCGGGACAGCACGAAGGCAAATAATTTAACACTATACCCGAACATGGAAGATGAATTCTGGATATGGATCAGCAGTTGGGCATTATTTGTCACAAAACCGTCGGATCTGAATCCGGATTACTCCGATGAGGGGTATGTACTTCCGCCGCTTGATGTCCGGTGGCATGAGCTGTCGGCCGAGTATGGGAAATTCATGGATAGGGATGGGCAGATGTGTATATTCAGCAATGCGGCAGCAGGCCTGAAAGAAGCAGCACGGGTGAAGAGGGAAAGCATTGACAGAAGGATCGTGAAGATGAGAGAGATCGTGGAGGCATCGCCGGAAGAACATTTTATTTTGTGGCATGATCTGGAAGCCGAGCGGCACGCCATAAAGAAAGCGCTGCCGGAAACAGTAGATATCTATGGCTCACAGGATTATGACCTGAGAGAAAAGCGTGTCATTGATTTTTCGGAGGGAAGGATACGGCTGTTTGCCACGAAAAAAGAGCTTTCCGGATCCGGCTGCAACTTTCAGAAATACTGCCACAGGGAGATATTTCTCGGTATTGATTATGAGTTTAATGATTTTATTCAGGCGGTTCACCGGTGCTACCGATTTTTGCAGAAAGAGCCGGTGGTGATCGATATCATCTACATGGAGAATGAAAGGGCGATAAAGGAAGCTCTGCTGGAAAAATGGGAAAGCCATAACCACATGGTGGAAAAGATGATAGAGATCATAAAGAAATACGGATTATCCGGCGCAGGGAAACAGTACGCTTTACAGCGGAAGATGGGAGTAAAGACAGTGAAAGTAACAGGAAACAGATTTACGGCGGTCAATGATGACTGTGTGGAAGAGGTGCGGCGGATGGCGGATAACAGCGTGGATCTGATCCACACATCCATCCCCTTCGGGAACCATTACGAGTACAGCGCGAACTATAATGACTTTGGCCATAACGCCGACACAGAGAAATTCTTTGAACAAATGGACTATCTCACACCGGAATTACTCAGAGTGCTGGCACCGGGAAGAGATGCGGCGATCCATGTGAAAGACCGGGTGCTGTTCGGGAATGCAACGGGGACTGGAATGCCGACAATAGAACCATTCCATGCACTGTGCATCAGCCACTACATGAAGCACGGCTTTCAGTATATGGGCATGATTACAGTCACGACGGATGTCGTAAGGGAAAACAATCAGACCTACCGGCTTGGGTGGACAGAACAGTGCAAGGACGGCAGCAAGATGGGCGTCGGCTGCCCGGAATACATCTTGTTGTTCCGGAAACTGCCGACAGACAGATCTACCGCTTATGCGGACCGTCCGATAGTGAAGAGCAAAGAAGATTATACAAGGGCGCAGTGGCAGATCGATGCACATGCCTACTGGAAGAGCAGCGGGGACAGGCTGGTGTCGAAAGAAGAACTGCAGGAGATCTCCGTAGACAGTCTGCAGGCCGTATACCGGGAATACAGCCGGGGAACCGTTTACAGCTACAAAGAACACGTAGAACTTGCAAAACAGTTAGATAAAAACGGCAGGCTGCCAGCGACCTTTATGGTGGTAGCACCGGGGAGCTGGAACCAGATGGAAGTCTGGGACGATATCAACCGGATGCGCACACTCAACACAGACCAGAGCAGACGAAGACAGCAGATGCATGTATGTCCCCTGCAGTTGGACATTGTAGAGCGGATCATCAACAGGTACAGCGCCCCGGGAGATCTGGTACTGGATCCCTTCGGCGGCCTGATGACGGTACCGATGACGGCCGTCAAGATGGGCAGAAGAGGATACGGGATCGAATTGAATGCAGACTACTTCCGGGACGGCGTCGGGTACCTGCAGGCAGCAGAAAATGAGGTGGAATCGCCGACATTGTTTGATTTTATAAAGGTTTGA